CCATGTGACCACATTCCATGTGGCAAAAGGGCGGACGGTCCAAGACCATGTCCTTGGCCCGCGGATTGTTGGGGAAATCAATTCCATGTATAGGAAATGCCGTCGTGTTGAGCGGCGGAGGAACGTCAAAGAGCTCTTTGTTCACATAGGTCAATTCCATGACCAAGGGGACGCCGTGGGACATGTACGAATAATTGTTGCCGTGGACGTGGACCAAGTAATGCGTGTCGGCCAATTTCTTGTAACACGCCAACTTGTCTTGGTACACGCATTCGTATTCGTCGGTAAAGACGCCGTGGACTTCCAAGATGATTTGCCGGAATCGGCGTAAATGGTCCGTATTTAGTGACATTAACCAAGGGAATTCGCCCCCTTCAATGTCCATTTTCAAGAAAATGCGCTCGTATTTTTCCATCAAATAGGACAAATTGGTGTGGGCGTCGTCGTTCAAGGCCCCAATGTTTTTGCGAATAAACGCAATCTTGTTGGTATAGTCGTAGGGGTAGGCATGGATGGTGCCGTCAAACGCAAAACTGTTGTACTCGGTCATCTGGTAGCGCTCAATGAAATCGCGCGAAAAACTCTCTTCGGTGGACACGCCGGCCGAAATATAGCAGTCGTAGGGGGAGGCCTCGGTCGAGGGCAGAAGATTCGCTAAATCGGCGACGACGTACCCGCCGTCTTGTTCGCATCCGCACCGAAATTTATGTTCTGCGTCCAGATGGTACACCCGGAACCATTCTAAACATTCGTGGTTGTTCATCTTGGTGGCGGCGAGAGGCGGGATCTAATATACATGTATTGCTGTATTCTTTCGTGTCTATTGTACCGAACGGCCGTTGCCATCGATACATTTCCATGTAGTATATATAGGATCATAATATAGGATCATAACTGCGACATGGAAAAAATAGGAGGGGTCATTGATAAACCCGTGACTTCTAAAACAGTACGTAGCCGTAGTCGGGCGGTGTCCAAACACCATACCCGCAAATCTCATAAATCGCTCCATCCATTGTCGAAAAAACCCCGAGCCAAAACGTTGCGCGACCGTTTGACTAAAATGGACGTTGAGGACGACGTCGAACCCCAGACGGTGCAGGTCAGTTTGGTCATTTATGGTCACGGGGGATTGGCCATGACCCGCGACAACGTCTTCGTTCCCGGTAAACTGATCAACCAAGCGTTCAAAGTGCCCGAGGGGGTCGACCAGGTGAACGTCTTGGGGCTTCGCTACGCCGGACTGGACAATTTCGGCAACCGTAAACACGAGATGAAGATTGACCACATGCTTTCCAAACGGCCCGACATTGAATTACCCGAATTTCTAGATTATTTGAATAAATATTACGAAAACGCGCTACATCATACCCACTTGCATGAGAAGGGCCGTTATGTCTTGGACGAAAGCGGCAATTACATCCCGAAATTCAAAGATCAGTTGGATAAAATGGCCATCATTGAAAAACGGTTGGCGAAAAAAGGCATCCAAGTGCGCGGGAACATGTTTGGTATACGCGAGAAATACGACAAAAAACGCGCGCAAAAAATCTACACGGGCGTACGTTTGGAAGAATATTCGATTGATCCCAGCCAACCCCAACGTCACCCCGAATTGAAAATAGGTCATCCCTTGATCAAAATCTTCAGTATTCGGGTCAACGGCGTCGAGCAGTTGAAGCCGGGGCACCAAATCGTGGTCAAAGGTCCGGGGGTGAAGAACTACATGACCCTGACCGACGTGATCCACGAATCCCTGGACCCCCGAGTGTCCAAACTCCTGGCCAAATACCTCCACTATAAGAATAAAATCGTGGTGGATGTCGTGGATTTAACCTGCAATCATCAATTTGAGGGGGACCCCACCCTGGAATTCATTGGAACGGCGCGATAACTATATAAGTAGTATCTTCTAATTATGTAGTAGATTGTGTATAATTGTCACATAGAAACAACATGTTGTCACATTTTTTATTACCAAGATTGTCACCCAATTTGTATAAATATATCGATACCGACGTGTCGGCCAGCGCCGTGTTACCCACGCCCGTCGTGAACGAATCCCTGGCCTTTTATCTCCACGACATTAAGCAGCAAATTCACATGCACGAAACGTTGTGGGAAACCTACAAGAAATACACGAATACCTACGAATACATCCATTCGACCATTCCCAACAAAAAGTACTGTATTTCGCGGTACCGGCCGCTCTCGCGCTCGTTTTTCAAAATGATCGAGCTCATCCACTTTTTCGAGCTTGGCACGGAAAGCCACGCCCCCATGAAAACGTTTCATCTGGCCGAAGGTCCCGGCGGATTCATCGAGGCCATGGTCTACTACCGGTCGCGCCCCGACGACACCTACTACGGCATGACGCTTCTGGACAAGAACAACAACGATTACAACATTCCCGCTTGGAAAAAGTCGCAGCATTTTCTGCAGGAGAATAAGAACGTCGTCATCGAATCGGGGGTCGACAAGACGGGCAACATCCTTTCCCTGGATAATTTCATGTATGTGAATACGTTGTATGGGTCGTCGATGGACCTCATTACCGCCGACGGGGGGTTCGATTTTTCCAGCGATTTCAACAACCAAGAAGTCAACATGACCAAGCTGTTGTACGGACAGATGAGTTACGCTCTCTGCATGCAAAAGAAGGGCGGTTGCTTCGTGTTGAAGGTATTTGACGTGTTTATGCAGTATACGATTGATATAGTGGCGCTGCTGTCCTCCATGTACGAACGCGTGTATATCACGAAACCCAACACGAGTCGTACCGCCAATTCAGAGAAATATGTGGTATGCAAGGGGTTTTTACCGGCCTCGTCGTACCAATATTATCCGTATTTGTACAAGTATTTCCGCAAGATGCTGACGATCAAAGATCAGGGGCCGGAATATATTTCGCGTATTTTTCATCCCCAGGTGCCGATCAACCATTATTTTATGAACCGGATCGAAGAGTGTAATATTGTGATGGGTCAAATACAAATTGAGAATATTTATTTGACCTTGTCGTTTATTCGTCCTGACGGAGCCTGGGGGGGCACCAAGGGTGAAGGGGACGACCCCACCTACCTGCAGGGGAGAACTGAAATTACGGTACGTTTTTCTGGCTCGGGGAGAAACTACGTCCCGTGTTCGTCCGGCGGTGACGGACGCAAACCCGAAGATCGCAACAAATTGCAGGGACTGATCAAATCCAACATACAAAAATGCATTCAATGGTGTATTCAGCACAATTTGGTGTATAATTATTAGGATTTACTTCTTCGCGTATTTACTTCTTCGCGTATTTACGCGAAGGGCGTTTTCGGCGCTCTCCTCCTCCCAAGTAGCTCGCGATTTCCTTCTTGATCTCCGGCAGTACTTGATTGATGGTGGTTCGTTTCGGGGTGCCGACTACCCGAGACGCGTCACTGACCATGTTTTGGATGGCCGTGGCCTGGGTTTGCGCGCGGGCGGCCGCCAGCGCATTACGTATGTTGTCGTTGGGAGCCAGGTCGATGGGCATCTTTCCGGCCTGGTTGCGTTTTGTGTAGTCGGCGTTCTGGGTCAAGAGGTACTGCACAATTGGCAATTTGCCATATCTTACCGAATAGTGAAGAGGGGTATCGCCTTCATTGTCGGCCCGGTTGATATCCGCCCCATGTTCGACTAGGTACTGTACGATTGGCAAATTGCCATATCTTACCGAATAGTGAAGAGGGGTATAGCCTTGATTGTTGGCCCGGTTGATATCCGCCCCATGTTCGACTAGGTACTGTACGATTGGCAAATTGCCAGATATTACCGAAGAGACAAATGGGGTATTACCTTGAATGTTGGCCTGGTTGATGTCCGCCCCATGCTCCACCAGAAATTGTACGGTTTTCCATCTTTCGTGGTTAATTGCAGTGTGAAGAGGGGTATTGCTCATTATGTTACCCCGGTGGATGTCCGCCCCATGCTCCACCAGGTACTGCACGATTGGCAAATAGCCCTCCATTATCGCTTGGTGAAGAGGGGTATCGCCTTCAATGTTGGCCCGGTTGACGTCCGCCCCCTTCTCCACCAGTAATTTTACGATTGCCCATCTTCTGTATGCAATTGCCATGCAAAGAGCCGTCATGTAATTGTTGCTAAAATTTACAATGTCCGCATCCTGCTGTATGAGCTGTTTGATCTTGACAAGGTCGTCGACGTTTTGTTTCTCGGTTTGTTGCTCGTCCTCGTACGGTATGATGGCATTGAAAAGTTCTTCACCTAAATTTGTCGTGTTGCCTCCTACGCGGTGTTTCAGTGTTTTACGGCGTCGTGGTTTGGATCGGGAGTTTCGTTGCGATTTCCTCATAGTTATCTTATTTTATATGGAGATTTTCACCCTTTTGTGGAAACATTGTCCGTATAATGTATAGGAAACATGAGCCAGCCAAATGCTGCAGCCTCCAACCCATACATTATGCGCAAATTAACCCAAATTTTTGACGAAACGGGAATCAATATCCGTTTCGACGCCGACGACAATATTTACCGAATCAAATGGAACGATATGGTGTGTACCGAACTCAAATTTGTCGAAGCCTCCCCTTTATCCACTTTATCCACTTTAGAAACTGTACCAGCTTCACCCCCAACTCCACCTCCAGACGCTGTGCCCTTCTACGAAACCATCATGGTGCACCAAATCAACCGTTGTTACAACGACACGGCCAATAGCGTGGTTATGGGGAGTAGTAAGGACATTGTACAGCGGTTGAAAAAATTGGCCGATGAACTCAAAGTGTCGCTGACCATTGAAAACGATTTTAGCCGCATCGAAGTGCCGACAGATATTATGAAATTGGATGACGCACCTCTCACGATTTATTTGCGCAACATGATGCTATTGCACACCGGCAAAACGTGGTACAACATGATGGGATTCAAAGAACGCAATTATGAACAAAACACGACATGCGCCACCAAGTTCATCAAAAATACGCAATTCCCCAATTTCAGTTTCCCTCGCGAGAAGCGTCTCAAAATAATGAAACACCGCGAAAATTTGAATCTACGTCTGCCGACCTACGGATCGTCCGGATCCGTGGAAATCGTCTTTTCAAAATTAAACTACGATTTGCAAAAAATATTGTCGGCCTGGGAAAAAGATCTCAAAGAGCGCAAAACCAAAAACATTCTCCAAGAAGAAAAGGATTATGTGCAGTTCATCAAAGAACAAGTCGACGCCTGGATCGAGCGCATGGAACAAGACTGCAAAAACAAACGCACCCATGTCGATTTAGCGGACAAGTACGGGAACCTCGTCTATACCCCGGATACGGTGTCTACCCCTACCCCCGTCAATCCATCTGGTGCCGCAGATTCGTGGTCCGGCGGCTTGAGAAACCCGAACGTCGTGGGGGGATTCCGTACGAAAGTACGTCGCATCACACAAAAGCGCCGAATTGAACGTCGGGATCACCGTAAAACCCAGAATAAGAATCGCGAATCGTGAATCGTCAATAATATATGCGTCCAATTTATATCATGGCCCAGCCTAAAAAAGAGACATGTTACCAATACGATACATTGTCCTATACACATGGTTGGTTGGATAAATCCGTCGATGCCACCTATGTGATTCATTTGCAAGGCAACGGGCGCCTCGAACGCGTCCTGGGCCAATTGCAAGCCATGCCTCCCACTTCGACCGTCTATATTCTAAACAACCGTGGGTACAAAACGTGCGACAAGGGTCCCGACGTCCACGACACGTTGAGCGACATCATCGACGCCTATTTGCACGTTTTTCGCCATGCCCAGGACCACGGCTACGGCCACGTCTTGATCTTGGAAGACGATTTTATCTTCCGTGAGGGGGCCGACGCCCCCGAACACGCCTCCCGCATTGCCGCATTCTTGAACGGGCGTCGCGACACATCCCTCCTCTATTTCTTGGGATGTGTGCCCTTTGTACAGTGGCCATTGCCGTACCGTGTCTACCATCGCCGGGTACTGTTGTGTGCCGGCGCCCACGCCTGCATTTACAGCCGCCCTTTCCGCGACCACATGTTGCGCGAAGACCGGTCCAAGATGATCGACTGGGATCGGTACCACAACACGTATGCACGCTGGCAAAAATACATGTATCATATACCTCTCTGTTACCAACTGTTTCCGCGCACGGAGAACAGCTTGAACTGGCAACGGGGGGTGACCTCAAGCGAAGCGTTCAACGATTTCATTGCCGAAATGTGCATCCGGTTTTTCCAGGGGTTGGGTCTCGACCAACGCGCCGAGCCCGGGTACACGGCGTTTTATTGGTTCTCCTGGTTGCTGCCCCTGTTCTTGGTGGTCTTGGTCGCCTATGGTTCATGGATCATGGCCATGGCCACAACGGGATCCTCCGTAAAAAAAACTCGGTCACTTCGAAAATAACGGCGGAAACTGAAAGTCTTTCGCGCGTTTCAACGGCACTTTCAATAAAAAGAGTCCTACAATGATTAGTATGAGACCCACGTATTGACTCACGTGTTCAAACCGTTCGCCCAAGATGACGAATGCCGCGACGGATTCGATCAAGGTACTGACGCCGTCCCACGCCCCGTTGACGAGCAACACGGTGGACCCCTGCAACGATCGAATCAAAAAATAGACGACGCCGATGTACCCCCCGATGCCCAACGCCAAGGATTCGATCCCCCCGTGGTTAGCAAACTGTTTCAGCGAAAAATCGCCGACAATCTCCACTAAAGACATCATGGTAATGTCCACTAAACTCATGACGACTGATTACTATTTTTAGTATGGGTAGATATATACTATAATGACATGGTCTCAGCGAGCGAGAGCGAACATGCCAGGAAACCCCCAGATGAAAATTGATTTATAACTATTTCTATACATCCATATAACCACCATGAATATGAATGTATTGGACACACCCTTTGAAGAATTACAGCAATATTACGATACGGTACTGAATGTCGACCGTAGCACCTATTTATCGACCAACGACGAATGTACGCCCCTCGATTGTGTCCGCGAAATGCTGACCAAGGTGCCCGAGGAACTCTGGAAACGCGACAATTTGCGCATTTTGGACCCGTGTTGTGGTCACGGGAATTTCGGCATTATCCTATATGACATCTTGTGCCGCGGCCACGGATGGGACCCCGACACGGTGTTGGAGTCCGTGCTCTCGTTCAACGACGTGCAGACCGCGCGCCTCGACACGGTGCGTCGGGTGTTTCGCGACGACATTTATCCGTTGCAAATCACCGAAAGCGATTTCTTGACCACGACCTACGACAACACCTTTGATCTGGTGGTGGCCAACCCGCCTTACGCTAAAATCTTGGAGAATGGCGCCAGGGCCTCCAAAAACCACAACTTGATCCAGGCATTTTTGGACAAGGCGCTCTCGATTTTGCGGCCAAACGGCTATTTGGTGTTTATTACGCCGGACAACTGGATGTCGTGGGCCGACCGCAACGTACTGATCGAGGTGCTCACGCGGTTGCAAATCGTGCATCTGGACATTCACCGGGCCAAGCGGTATTTTAAGCGCGTGGGATCCAGTTTTACGTGGTATGTGATTCAAAATTGCGCGGCGTACCAAGACATTTCGGTGGCGGGTATATGGAAAAATCGCGAATACACGAGCCAGATCCCGCCACAACCGCGCCGATACATTCCGCTGCTCTTTTCCAAGGTCGTGCAAGACATTTTGAATAAAACCATTGACAACGAGAACCTCGACAAATTTGAGGTGGAGACCAGCAGCGATTTGCATCGGTACACCAAGCGCGCGTTCATTCGCGACGAACCTGACGAAGATCACACGTACCGCCTGATTCATACGCCGAAACAGACGGCGTGGGCGTCGCGCCCCCACAAGTATCAAGAGGGGTGGAAAGTGTTCCTCTCGACGACGGACAAGTACAAGGTATGGGTCGACGACTGCGGAATGACGCAGTCCATCGCGTTCATACGGTGTGCCAGTGAGGCGGAAGCGAAAAAAATACAGTGGATATTGGAACATCCAGTGTATGTGTTTATCAATAATTTGTGCCGCTGGGGCAATTTCAACAACGTACGCGTCATGCAGCATTTTCCTATACCTCTCCTGATCCACAGTTACGACGCGATTTATTCCTCGTTCAAACTGACACGGGACGAGATTGCCTACATGTCCATGTGGGGGGTAAAGGTCTAGGAACGGTATTCGGGGTCTGCATTGTCGCACAAGATGGGGAAATCGCCGTACATTTTTTTATAGTCCTCCATGATGGCCGATTCGTACGCGTGGTAGGTCTGGGCCACCATCTTCTTCTTCTCGCCAAACACGTCGATTTCGTATTCGACGCGCGGCAGTTCGTACCCGTACATTTCGATCGTGCATCCCAAATTCAAATAGAATTCAAAGGTGTTGTATATGAACCCGTTGGTCTTGGAACAATCGCCCGTCTTGCCGCGCTCACGGATGTGGTGACCGCACAAATAGCTTCCCACGCGCCCTTTCAGGCCGTCACGGGTGCCGCCAATCTTGACGATGCGGTCATTGACCGTCATGATATAAATCCATTCCGTTTTGCGGTCAAAATCTTCCTTGGGAATCGTGGGGACAAATTGCACCACCGTCTGGCGCTTTCGGGTACCGTCGGCCTTGGTCTCCGTGTCCAGGACGACGTCGCAAATATGGCGAAAATGGTCGCGTCGGTGGTACTCGGCCCACGGCGCGGTCTTGTCGAGCGGGATCGGTTTCAACCACCGCTGAAGCGTCGAATTTTGGTATTTTTCCAGGACGTCTGGGCGCATGGAAATGTCCTTGACGAATAATTCCGGGACCGTTTGACTCATTTTAAGGATCAACGCGCGCGACACGGTAAGAAGAGTGTAATAACGCATATAATATTATGGCACAATTAATCAATTTTTTATCGTCCCTCTCGTGCCACAGGCGTGGGTAAAAAAAGTCCCCAGTATTTTTCCAGATTTTGCGTATAATTGTGCCATATGAGCACGCGAAGGATCCAGGCGACGGCGTCCGGACGCACAAACAGATACACCACGCGGTTGATCCACCGTTCGGCCCCCCATTCTTGGTAGAGGACCATGGCCCCAAAATGGCATATCCACGCCACATATTTATTAACATGATTCGGGAAAAACACCCGAGCGTGCAGTTCAAATACACATCGTTGGATCAAAATTTGAGCGGGCGAGTATTGCGGAAACAGTTCGAAATTCGCCCACAGTAAGACGGAATAGATCAAGTGCCAGGTTTGCGCATGAAGGATGCCTTTGCGCACCAGGGTCATCAAGAAGGCGGCCATTTGAATGGCCAACAGGGGTCCAAACGCCGTGTTCATGTTGCCGATCATGAAGACCGTGGCCCCGATTTGCATGCGACTGTGCATCGCGACGATGGCCTGTTGCTGTTCTTCGGGGACAATGGGGTCAAAGGGCATGTTGCGCATGGTGCGGCTGTTGGACCGATAATGCGCCGTGATCCTGTCGGCCAGATACATCACCGCAAAACACGTGAGCATGGCGTACCGGTAATCCAGACCGGCATAGTAGATGTAGCAGACCACCACGGATCTCCCGGCAAATAAAATGCTGTGGGCCCGGAATTCCGGGTAGATCATGGGTTTCGACGGGTGGCGGAGTCGGGGCAAATGGAACACGAGGGACGTCATGCTGAGGGCCGCGTGGAGGGCGAGCGTGTACGCCCCCAACGGGTTGTCCAGATACATGGTGCCGTACCGAAAAAGACATGTCCACCGGTACACGAAATTGGCTAAACAACATGCCCCCAAAATTTTGTGTATATGATACGGGTCCTCGTTTGTGATGAGTTTGGGCCAATTTTCCAGCGACATGTGATAAACGATGCCTGATTACCGTGATATCGTGCATCGTTTTTATTTGATTTTATTTTCGTTAGAACCCCAGCCAGTCGGTGCTGCTCCGCTTCTTGGTTTTGCGTTTCTTGGTCGTCTTTTTCTTGGTCGTTGACTGGGTGGACGTCGCCCCCGGGCTGTATTTCAAAAACCACATCTTGTATTCCCGGGACTGAGGGTTTCCGCGTAATTCTTTGAACACGCGCGATTTCTCGGTACGGATTTCGTCCAGGGTTTTTTGCTTTCCCACGCAATTGATGGAGAACCGGCGCAAAATGCCGTGCTGGGCGAGACGGTTGGCCTGTTGCACGTCAAAGAGGAACTTGGTCATGCACAAAATGCGGTCGCGGTAGTAGTACGGTTTGTCGGCGTAAATAAACGCCAAATAAAAAGTGAGGAGCGTGTCGATGGTCCCGACGCGAATGGTGCGACCGTCGATTTTCACCTCATTGTAACTGTGGCAGGCAATGGGTTGATAGATGTGCGCCAAAATATCGCGGCCAACGCGGACCTCGTAATGGATCGGGATGATTTCGCCAATGGCCTCGCGGCGTTCAATGACGACCTTTTTGATACCAAGATCGTGGAGGCGTTCCTCGACGATGGTGGCGTCGCGTTCCGGGTCTTCGCTCAGCACATCAAAATCGGGCACCCGTCTCACGAGTTGGCGCTGCGCCGTCGGCATATATTTCCCATACAAACTACTGGCATAGCCCCCGAAGAAAATGACGCCTTGGTTGATGAACGTGTCGCGGACGGTGACGTAGATCTTTTCTTGGAGAGTCCCCTCCGGATCGTCTTCCAGGTCGTCCATCTTGCGCTGAAAATCGACGGTGTGGCAATCGTAGTCCACGTTCAGGGGGTAATAATGGTTGAGGGTCGTGAGACGTTTGAGCACCTTTTCCCAGCGGGACACGTCGCCAGCGGGACGCGACAGTTCCAAGAACATGTTCATGCGCAGGAAATTGGGCGGCGCGTACAAAATACCGGCGATGGATATGGCCTCGTTTTGCACGGTCGTGAACAGTTCCTGGGGTAAATAGGTGACGTCGGCAATGGGAATGAAATTCACAAAGACTTTGAACGTACCGTAGTGCACGCCCGCCTTGGCCTCGACTTCACTGTATCCCTCGTGGTGGTAGAGGTCGGCGATCTCGATGGCGTCGTCCAAGGCATCGGCCGAATAAAAATCGTAATCGGGAATTTCGACATCTAAATTGTAAAATTGGGCTTCCTTGGGTAAAATATTGTTGATGGCCGTGCCGCCGTAACACACCAGGCGCTTGCGTATCAAAAATTCTTCTAAAATGCGTATGATCTTCTTGATTTCGTCGTTTTTGATAATGTTGCGCTTGGCCTTTTCTTCGCTCTCGTCGACGGCGTGGCGTAGGATGGCCAATTCGCAATCTTGGAACGTCATATCATCGTCGCATAATTTCGTATCATATTTCATGATTAATCACACAAAGTGTGTTGTATTGGATATCGATCTATATACTATAATTACAATCTTTATGTGAACCAAGAATCCATTTTATCTTTGCTAGGAGGGCATATGGGTCAATGAGCCGAAGGCTCATAACCTTGGTTCCCATACCAATAGGGTAATGCGTGACAAAAGGGCACAAACGCCGTCTTGTTGTCGGCAAAGAATTTTTCATATAGTCGCAAATTCATGTCTGTCACATAGAAACGATTCATGATGTATTGGGCACCGTAATTGTGAATAAAATTGCCGTATTTGGGGTTCGTTAAATCGCTGGGGGCGGGGTCGATCATACGCAATACATTGACGTCCGTGGTACAATTGTTGAGGATGTGCACCGGGTTGGTCAGTTGCTGCAGCATGTCGACCGTCTTATAAATATAGATGCTTGCGCCCCCCAACACGCTGGATTCCATGTTCACTAAACTGCCCAAATTCACGCATCTGGCGTTGGAACCCACCGGGCACACCGGATAATTGGCGTACCCAATGCCCGAAATGCCCTTGTCGACGACCAAGACGATTTTGTTCATGAGGTTGGACATCATGGTGTTCGGGGTCACTTTGCCGGCGAAAAGACGGCCCTGCAAAGCGGACAACGAAATAGCGACCGACTGGTAAATGTTGTTGTCTGTGGAATAAATCCGTATTTGCACGAAAAGGGGGTCGTTGAAATTGGGCGACGGTCCCGAGAACCCGTACGTCAATATGGCCTTGACCGCGTCGTCCAGAGACAAATCGTTCTTCGATATCTTGGTGATGCCGCCGTCGTTCGATACGCCGATCATGGGGGTCCCGTTCACATCAAATACCGAAAAATCGAGGAAACGTACCCCCCGCGATAAAATGTACGCAATGGTTTCCGCCCCGACGAAACTTCCGGAAAACGCGCTGTTGTACGACGCTTTGATCACATACTCGCTCAGGGGGAAATCTCCCATCTTGTGCAAATTGTAGTTGGAAATCCCGGATCCCGGGTTGGTAATCATCATCTTCTTTAATTCCGGCTTGTAACCGGTGGGGACAGCCGTGGCCGCAAACCCCTCCTTATGACCATGGTCATATTTGGCAGCTTCGTGTTCGTTGGACGGCATCTGTTTGATATGATCTCGTTGTTTTAGTAAATTCCAGAGCACAATGGTGAAAATAATCATGGTAATTATAATCAGTAGGATTCGCATCGGTCTCATGATGAATATGTGGTGGGGGCGGTGGTTTCTAAAATATACGTATTCAATGTTTACATTATATTGATAATTTTTTCCACCGAAAATACATAAAGAGCCATTCCTATTTTTCATTACTGACACTGTTCTCATATCTAAATCTATTATAACTATACACCAATGGCAGGAGGATTGTTGAATATTATATCAGTAGGAAATGCCAACGTATTTTTGAGTGGAAACCCTACGAAAACTTTTTTTAAAATTACGTATTCCAAGTACACCAACTTTGGACTCCAGAAATTCCGCCTGGATTATGACGGGTCGCGTGATCTACGCTTATCGACCCCCTCGCAATTCACGTTTAAAATCAAACGCTACGCCGATTTACTCATGGACACCTACTTGGTGCTGAATTTGCCCGATATCTGGAGTCCCATCTACAATCCGGTCTATCCATATTACGAGTGGGTTCCGTACGAATTCCGCTGGATCAAAGACATTGGGTTTCAAATCATCCAGTCCATCGAAATCAACTGCGGCTCCACCATGATACAGCGGTACACGGGCGACTACTTGTCCGCCATGATCGAACGCGATTTCGACGTCACCAAGAAGGACCTGATCCGTCGCATGTCCGGCAACGTGCCCGAACTGAACGACCCGGCCAACGCTTTCGGGCGCGTCAACACGTACCCGAGTGCCTTTTATACCAACACCACGGTGCCGGGGACGTCGACCATTGTGTCGGCGGAACCGTCGATTCGCGGTAAGACCCTCTATATTCCCATCAACACCTGGTTTACTTTAGACAGCCGTTGCGCCTTTCCCCTCATTTCGCTCCAATACAACGAATTGACGGTCACGGTCACCCTACGGCCCATCCAAGAACTGTTCCAGGTCCGCGATGTGACGGACCAGACCAACGCCCATCCCTACATTCAGCCTGATTTCAACAACGAGATTTATCGCATGTACCGGTTTTTGCAGACTCCCCCGGACATTCGCATCGACGCGGCCTACCAAGCCATGATGAATGTATATGAAAACCAAACGGCCGTCTGGAACGCCGACGTCCATTTGATGGCGACCTACTGTTTTTTGTCGAACGAAGAATCGCGGCTCTTTGCGGCTGAAGACCAGATATATTTAGTCAAAGACGTCTTGCAATACAAGTTTCAAAACATCACCGGGTCGTCGCGCCTACGTCTCGATAATTCCACGGGGATGGTGGCCAACTGGATGTGGTATTTGCAGCGCAACGACGTGAATATGCGCAACGAATGGGGCAATTACACCAACTGGCCCTACGAACATTTGCCGGGAAATGTGGTGCAGGCCCCGACGTCCCTCCCGTTGCCCCCGGTCTACGACAGTTGTTTGAACACCTTTAACGGGATCTATACCGATTTCCGTAGCACCTTTTACGACCCCAACATGGTGCTCGTGATGGGTCCCAGCACCCAACCCAACGAAGCCTACAACACGGGTATCTACATTTCGGGCGATTTCAATGCCGACAATCAAAAAGACATTCTGTTATCCATGGGCATTCTGTTCGAAGGCGACTACCGCGAGAATCTGTACCCACGTGGGGTATATGACTACTTGGAAAAATATACGCGCACGCCGGGCAACGGCAAAGAGGGTCTCTACTGTTACAATTATTGCCTGAACACGAACCCCTTTGATTATCAGCCGTCGGGGGCCATCAATTTGAGCAAATTTAAGAACATTGAACTCGAATTGGTGACGTATCTGCCGCCGGTTTCCGCGACCGCCGGCGACGCCGTGAACGTGGTGTGTGGTGATGCGGGTCAACCGCTGGCCATCAGTACCAAAGCCAGTTGGCGGTTGTACGATTACAATTTTAATTTAGTCCTATATGAAGAACGATACAATATACTGTCCTTTATTGGCGGCAATTGTGGTATGATGTATGCAAGATAATTATGTGTGTGTGTAAGAACGACTGGCATAAGTCATGGTTACAGATAGCTTATGTATATATCATATATATTTGTGAATTCAAAATCGAATATGGAAATGAATTCAAAAGGAAAAACGAAATGGAAAAAACATAAAGAAACGTTGGCCAAATTGCCGGACCATTCACCGCGTGGTCTTATGACCGCGCCGCTCGATACCAGTCTCATGCCGGAACCGATGGACAACCCGGTGCGACAGGCCTTTTTGGGGGACGAAAACCTGCCTAGCTTCGTGGAAGACCATAGAGACGCCAAGAAACGCCGAAAACCCAATGATCCGGTGGTAGAAGGGTACGGCGACTACGATCCCTCTGTGTATAACCCGTCGACCGATGCGGCCTCTTATAACTTCTCGACCAGGTCCGTCGCCAACAATCCGTATTTTAGTTTTCATGATTGGTTGTATGGGACGGCCGATTCCACGACGGTCGGGGGGCAGTACATTTTGAACTCCAGCAACAATTTAGATGTCGACCAAATTGTGGATAACATTGAAAACGACAATGTCCTCATTGCCATTGTCTCGATCACCCTGAAAGTCTTGGTGACGGTGGCCAATAAAATTGTGTGGTGGGTCACGTATCCCTTGGGCAGATTGGACGCCCTCTTCCAGCATTGCACCGATTCCATCGCCATCACCTTTTCGTACGGTACGGCGAATGAAAACGACCGCCGATGCATCTACGACGCGGGAATACGGTTCATCTATTTTTTCTTGGCCGTGTACATCTTCTTCAATTGGTACTATATTCTGTGCTATCGGGAAAACAACATCCCCGTGCAAACTTATGACCTTTCTTGGTTGTATTTGTACTATAATTATCCTATACTCAGTCTATTGTTTAAATACGTGGTATGTCAGGCGACTTTTTTGAACGGGGTGGCCATGCAACTCCAGCATTTTTCGTATTTGATTCCGGCCAAGATCAGTTTCTTTCTGCTTTTTTTCATCATATTGGGTATCATTCTGTTTTGCGATGCGATCCAAGGGGTGGCCAATCTCTTCTTGGAATCCATCACATTTAATTTGAACGAATGGCAAATTGCCTTATTCATGATTTACGCAATGTTTTTTGGGTTGTATACCTTTGTCACGAAAGAACGTGCGTCGATCATGGCCAAGACGATTTCTTTGGGCCTGATGATTTTTTCGTTCATCTTGTTCTGCTTCCGCATGATATGGACGTATTTTATTTTACCGATTGCCGGGTTTTTGGTGGCGCTGTACTTGTTTGTCTATTCGTTCTTTGCCATGTCCATTTATTCGGGCAAAACCGTGTACCAGACGGTGAACGAAATTTTGAATTTCGTGGCGGCGGGATTCGAGGCCGCCCCTCCCGGGTACTATAACAATTGCCGGCGGCGGTCTTGGTGGGAATTTTTCAAGGAGACTTTCCGGACCATTGTGCGTATATTCTTCAAATTCTTTTTCGAATTTTGTTTGATTGCGTTGTTAATATACAACATTTATCAATTCAAGGCGGTGATTGGGGGGGAAAACACGAGTTATTACCAGAGTTTTGTGGATTCGTTCTTTGGGCTCATCAATTACCAAAAGAATGTGATGCAGTCGGGATTTCAAAACCGGTATGGGGCAGGCTCTGGCTCCGCCTTTGGCTCCGGCTCCGCCTTTGGCTCCGGCTCCGCCTTTGGCTCCGGCTCCGCCTTT